CCTCTTGTTGCAGCTTTTCTAGAAATATAATTAGCAACTTCATCACCAACTCTATTCCTCCACTGCTGCAGACCCGCCTTGTTACGGCCGGCTAAAACTGTCGTTATAGACGGATATTCGTTACCTTCCGGCGTTGTATATAATCTTATTTTATCTTTTGTAACTGCTTTTATTTGTGGAATATTTACATCTTCTTTATGAAAAAATGTGTTATTTGTATTTGGTTTTGGAAATTTTACTATTTTCGTCATTGTATAATTCTGGATGCTCTTTTTTAAATGTTTCTATTCTATTTCTTAGGTTAGTTATAGTTTTTTCTAGGCGGTCTAGACTTCGGTCTTTGCTATTTCCCATGGTTCTTCCAAAAAATTAATGTTGATTAGAAGTCTAATATCTTCGTCTGTTTGGCCAACTGATTGATGTTTTATATCGCCATCTACAATTACAGCCCTATTTGCAACAGACTTAATAAATTGTCCATTTTCAAACTCTGTTCCACCATTATTCGTATTTATATAATATAACAAAGTTTTGAATTTGTCAAGGCCCTCTATATCAATATGCCAACCATACTTAATTACATCTTGTCTTTTAGTAAAAAGATTACTTTTAGAACGAATAACTTTTTGGCATTTATTGTGTCTTAATCTATCCATTAATAATTTTGTTTCATCTGGAACTTCATAATCTGTCCACATCATATTATAAGTTTCATAAACAAATTGAAAAGCTACTTTTGATGAATTAAAGTTTGCTTCTTTAATAAATCTCCAAGGTACTTCAGGTCCTTGATACTTCTCTTTAATTTTATTATAATCTAATTCTGATAAATACTTGTCAATTATTTGCATTATTATATATTAAGTCCTTTACTATAAACAGTTTTTCCTTTTATCTTACTTGCTGTAAGAACTGATTTTCTATTATTACTCTCTTTGTAAGAAACATGAACCCAACCACTTCTAGGGTCACCTGGTGTATAAAATTCCAGTATAAGCTGGTCAAATTCTAAAGTGCTTTCTATCCATTGTGCAACCTCAGCATTTGAAGCACCAACACATTCTAAATCTACAGCTTCACCTTTACAATGTTGACTTTTTGAACTACCACCAACTGCTTTATTTAAAGCAGGACTTCTATAACCAGAATTGATAACAGTTACTCCCCATTGTTCTCTAACAGGTTGTACAACTTTTGCAAACAAAAGTTTTGCACTTTCTAAATGGTCTTCAGATAAAGAATTATCAATATCTTTTCTTGTTGCTGTTTGAGATTTTATGTATTCGGCTATTGTAAAGTTTTTTGATAGTTTCATTGTTCTAACCCTAATTTAGTCTTTTCTATAAGATAAGAACGAACAAACCCTGAACGAACAATATCACCTATTGTAAATTCTACAACTTCAAATTCTTTCATTTGTTCTAAAATTCTCATGAAATCTTGTAGGCCTTCTCTTTCTGACATTTTAGATAAATCTGTTTGAAAAAAATCACCACAAAATATAATCTTACTATCTTGACCAACTCTTGTAATAACTGTATCTAATTCATGAAAATTTAAATTCTGTGATTCATCAACAATTACTATTGCATTGTCCAGAGTAATACCTCTTAGATATGAAGTTGTCAAAAATGTAATACTACCTTGATTTTTTAATCTATCATACAACATACTGAAAGCATTATCACTTGCTTGTTCAAACATAAATTGAACCATGTTATGATATGGTACTTGATACAATGCTGATTTATCTTCTTCATCACCAGGTAAGAAACCAATATCTCTTGTTGGCACAACAGACCTAATAATAATTACATTGTCGTATTTTGTTTTTGGGTCTAATACTTGTTCAAGTGCTAAATATAGTGATACAAAAGTTTTACCTGTACCGGCCGCACCAAAGAGAAACAAATTCTTGTTATTTTTTCTCCATGCTTCAAATACTAATTTTTGATTGTCTGTGATTGGTTTAATTGAAACTAAATTATCAAGTTTCACATCTTGTTTTTTTGCCATAATTAATCCTCAAGTTGTTTACTAAAAATATTTTCGTCGCTATCTGTAGCTGTAATTGTTCCGACACCCTTTTCAGTTATTAAATTAAAATATACATTCTCTGCAATTCCTATCGTACCTTCATAACGAAATGAAGAATTGTCAAATTGAATATCTACCTTCTCTATGTAGTCTGCTGGAATTTCTGTTCTAGTTAATTGGTCAAATTGCATACCACTATAATTAGGGTGCCAGAATTGATAGTTAGTGACACCTGGGTATGAATAAGGACTTTTTACAGTTATCGTACCTTTTGGGTTTCCAGATTCTATCAGACCTGGTGCCGAACAACCCCCAGCAGCTTTAATAAATTTTGTTACCATATATACATCACCAAATCTATCTTCTGCAAGTACTCTTAAATAAGTATATGCATTAACTCTAATATTTGTTTCAACATATGCAGGCATATTATCAAACTCAAATATTGCACAACATGGTGTTGGGTTTTCATCAACAATCAAGATATATTTTAAAATATCTCTTGATTTAGTGGAAATTGTAATTGGAACATTTGCACCATTTAAAGCACGATATGGTGCTTGTATATCAATTAACCCAGTACCATCATTTATAACTACATCTTCATCAAGGCCCTTCATGAAGTCTTCATTAAGGAAAGTATCTTTAATCCATTCTTCCCAAGAAAAATGAGTTTCCGAAGGTAGAGAAATAGGTAACAATAAAAGAAGTAAAAGTAGTATTTTCATACTATTATTTAGTTCTTTGCTTATGCTTATCGTATACCCTTCTTGCCTTTAATTGTTTAATCGTTTTCTTTCCATACCTATCAGCCAAAGGGCTGGTAGGATGCTTCTCTGCAATTTTACTAAGAGTGTCTTTCCAACCACTATCACCTAACTGTGATTTTGAAACACCAGCAATTATATTCATATTTAAATAATCAGCAGGTTCAATATTCGGATTGTCTTTTAAGAATTTAACTTTTTCATCATAAGTCATGAACTCATCAAAGTATTCTTCCTTAGACTCATCATAGAAATCGTATCTAGGCATTGAAACCTAAATCCTCGTTTAATTCTTCTTTTAAACTTTGAGCTCTTTCTTCTAAATAATTTTTTGCTGTATGAACATACCCCATGTCTTCAGGACCATTTTCTTTAATAAACTTTTTTGCAATTCTAATTTCGTCTAGTACAATTAATAGTCTATCTAATTTGCTAACATTAGTCTTTGCCATAATATTTTCTCCTTAGGTCATGGTTTTCTTCAATTAAATTTTTAATCTTAATATTTGCATTAGTAAGTTGTTCTTGTAAATCTTTAACATTTCTTCTTAATTGTTTTTCACTATCTAAATAATTCATATCACTTTTTGCTATGTGCTCACCCATTTCGTCCCAGTAACTTTTTCTTCGTACCATAGTGGTATACTCCTTTTCTTCCATGTTGCAAATCTTACCTTCTCTTTTATATAGTAATTATGATAAGCTGCAATTGGATTACCAGGTACTTTACAATACTCTGGCATACATTGAGGTATTTCTGTTGTTCTCATATCTTGAGAAATATGTTTAGGTATAAAATTTAAATATGGCATTCTATTTTCTACTAAATGTCTTTTACCATATCTATGTGTATATTCTTTAAGTAAGTTTACTAATAGATGAAGTAACCAAGAATAGTTACCTTTTGTTTCTCTACACCAAATCCCATGTGGGTGTTTTACATGACTAGCCAACATTAAATTTTTATCAAATTCTAAATTAGGGTGTTTCCATCTTTTAACTCTTCTACCTGTTTTAGTTTTGCCAATATATTCTATACCATCTGAAACTCTATGTGCAGTTGATAATAGTTGTGCATATTCTACACACATTTTTACTGCATGTTTATCACAATGTTCTATTGCTGAAATTTCAGGAGACTTATTTAAATAAAATACATTCATCTGTAAAATATGTGCCTTCCTACTTTTGTTGTTACTTCTTTTTTATTTGCCCATTTAGGGTGTACATAATCTGCATGATACCATAAGGCACCGTCAGTAATATCAATCATTCTTTTGTATTTACCTGCAACAAATTCTTCTGCAAGAATATACAATTCATTATAAGTCTTTTCATCTTTTGGTTCATCTGAATAGCCATCACAGAACCAACTAAATTGACATTTGTTTTTTATAGGTTTTTTAATACCTTTTTCTTTTAACCACCACTGTGATATTTTTGCTTGTTCAATTACACCGCAGACAGTATTTGGATATTGTTCGCTTGTAACTCTATTTAAAACAACCTGTGTTGTTGCAACAAGTCCTGCAATACCTTCACTTCTTGCTTCAAAATACATATTCTTAGCAAGACAAGTAACTTGATTATGGTCAATATAATTTATTGTTGGGGTGATGTCTGGAAATGAAACATCAAGTTTACTAACTTGATAACCTTCTGTCCAATCAGTTGGTGCATTTTTATTGAAAAATGAAACACCAATAGTAAAAATTGCTGTTCCTAATACGACATATTTTAACATAGTACCTCTCCTAGTTAAAAAAGAAGAAATGCTAGAATAATCAAATTGATGTTCTAGCACTTCTTTATGCACATTCTTATTCTTCGCCATTTCTAAAGTTTTCAAACATTGCTAATAATAAGAACATGATTCCTACGGCAGATAAGACGGAAAGAGTAGTGAGAGAGGTATCACCGTCAACAGCACCTGCCGCCAGGAAACTGGTCGTAAATCCAATTAATAAATAAATCCAAAATAACATAATATAACTCTCTTTCTTTTTAATTACTCATTATACTAATAGTACCACACTATCTTGTATATGTCAACCCCTATTTTGATTTATATTTTGGGTGTTTTGTATTAAGATAGTCTTCGTCCCAATTAAATGATTCTTGTACTACTTGTTTTGATAAACCTTTGTATTTTTGATGAAGTATTTTGTCTTTAGCAAGTATTATTACTTCAGCTTCATGTTCTTGTAATCCTTCTAATAATTGAACAAACATCTGTTCACATTTCATCTGATTAAGTCTATCATTTCCGCCTTTAATATAGTGAAATAATTTTTTGGCTTCCATCTCTAATCTAGTATGTTGAGTACCTTCAGGTGCATCATTTTTTTTAAATGGTACATCACCCTTTGGTAATCTCCAAACAATCTTTGGGTCAAATGATGATTTTAAAACCATTCTTAAACCCTCACTATCATATTTTTTTAATACTTGTATTTTTTTTGGTTTGTCTTTAGCATTATTCACCATTGTCAAAATCTCATGAATTAGAGGTCTAACAACATTCACTGCATTTACATTTTCAGAATCAGTATAAGCCATTTAAAAGTCTCCTAGTTTTTCAGTTAGTTCGCGTAACTTGTATTTCATAAAATATTGTAATATTTTACTTCTGTCAGTTATTTCATAATCTTTCCAAGTAATATATATTCGTTCAAATATATCACTTGGTAAACATTCCAAATCTATTAAAGTTTTATTTCTTTGATAGTTTCTTTTGAGTTCATCATTCCACTCTGGAATAGGCCACTCATTTTTGGAAATCCATTCTTCTATTTTCTTTTTACTTAATGGTTTTTGTCTAATGCCTTCAACAAATGTGTTATCACTAGATAAAATATTTGGTATACCATCGCCTCTATCACCTTTAAATATATGTTCAATACGATATTGATTTGGGTCAACACCATTTACATATTTTTTTAATGTGGGTGAATATTGTTTTACAAATGAATGTTTTTGTAATTGTATAAAATCTTTATCTCCTGACATGATTAAAACATTTTCAAATAATTTAGGGGTTTCTGATATTACTTTTACAATCGTTGCTATAATATCATCAGCTTCTGCACCAGTTACTTGTAAAACTTTGTAAGGGAAATATTCTTTGACTTCATCACGAATTTTGTTTAGTGTTTCAAATAATTCATTCCAATCTAACTTAGATGCAGTTCTATCTTTTTTGCGATTTGCTTTGTAATTAGGAAAGTATTCTTTTCTCCAGTAATGCTTATCATCATAGCAAAGAACCAATTCACCATAATCATTACCAAATTTTGATTTATATGAACGCAATGAATTAAGGACCATATGTCTAACCATATTTTCGTTCAATTCATTATTACTCAAATGTATCATCAAATTACTAATTGTAACTTGATTCATATCAACTAAAATCATTTATCTTTTTTTATCTCTTTTACTTTTTTTAAAAATTCTGGTATTAATTCCATGTTAAAAGTAGTACTTACTTTTTTTGTCTTCTCATCAGTTTCAGAAGTCATGAACTCGTCCATTAAATCTTGCATATCATGTTCTATGTTTAAATCCCTATAAAGACTAGATTTAATAGATTCTATGATAAATGCTAAATCTGAAATAAATGGTTTAGAGGTAACCTTAACACCATTTTCACTCATCATATGCACAACTTGTACAATTAATCCTTCTGTAAGATTATCTGCAAATGCCATATCTTCATTTAATTCCATAACATCATAATCAGGTATTTTAACTTCTCTTTTACCTTTATACTTCTTAGGGAATATAATTATGTTTTTATTTTTTTCCATACTCATATTTATATCCATGAATTTACTATTCCTGTTAAACCAATTAAACAAGCCATTATATTTAATATCATTAATGAGGTCTCTTTCCATAAGAAAGCGATCATAATCCATAAAAAAGTTCCTATAACCATAAAATATAAGTTAAGAGGATATATATTAAATGAGGTCAACATTAATTCTAATATTAATATAACACAAGCTGTCCATTTTAGACCATTGACTCTTTTATTTTTTCTGATTTTCTGATACATCTTCTTGTACTCGCTGCTTTCTCTTTTCTTTTCTTTTCACTTCTTGTTTCAAAAAACTCTCTACTTCTTAATTCATTGAAAAAGTTTTCTTTTTGTAATTTCTTTTTAAGTTTTCTTAATGCTTTATCAATGTTATTGTTTTGAACAACAACTGCAGAACCCTTAGTTTTTTGTTCTTGAAACTTATTTCTATTTTTTTTAAAACCAAAGTCATTATTTCTTTTAAAACCATTATGTTTCATCTTATATATAATCCTTTCCTAAAATATCATTATTAAAATTATCGTAGCCTGTTAAGAAACTATTAATATCTTCTATTGAAAGTTTTTTTAAAGATTCACCAGAAGCATTCTCTAAAAATAGTTTAATATCTAATGGAATATCTCTGTGTTCGTTAAAGCACCAAATCATTATTTACCTCATTGATTTAATTATTATTATTACTCTTACAGTATATCACAACTATAAGCTTTGTCAACAGCAGTCTAGATGGTATCTTCTAGACTTTCCCATTCTGCAAGTGAATCTAAACAGTAAAAATCACAAATATTTTTAAACTCTGTTGAATAGTCTCCGTCTGGATATTGACCAGCCATCATTGCATTATGTTTATTAAATAAATCTTTCATTGTTTCTCTATATGTCATTATATAACTCCTTTAAATTAAACTTACTTGTAAGAATATCTCTTACTCTTTCTCTATCAAGACTATCACCACAAAATTTTTGATGGTGATTATATACACTTAAACTTGAAATATAGTCAATAGTTGCAGTGGAAATATTATCTCTAGTGGCACCCATGTCATAGATACCATCTTCACCATAAAAACTATAAACATAATCTACAAATTCATTCATTAGTTTTAACATTTGGGTGGATTCCACAACAACTGTTGTAATATTTTTCATAATTTCTCTCTTTCTTTTCTGATTATGTCTTTATTATACTATGCATTAATAGCATTGTCAAGGGTGTTTTGCAAATAAATTATTTTTTATTGTGAAGGTCAAAGAGTGCTTTAACTTTTTCTTGAAGGACTTCTATTGAGGTGTGCATTTTCGCTAATACGATAACTAAACCAACAAACCCCAAAGCTATAGGCCATAATGTATTAATAATGTCTAATATGTCTATTGATTCCATAGTTTTTCCTCTCTATAATATTTATAGATGGTCAACTATTTGACATATGCTATTATTTGACAGTCAATCTTTTAACAGTTCGTCTATTGTATATTCTTTTGGTAAACTATTATGAAGTTTTACAAATGCTTCTGCATCTAACAAAACAAGTGGTTTTACATTGTTTTTTTTAATAACGACAATGGGTTCATACTTACCACAATTCTCTGTTGATTGTTTGTATGCTTCCCATACATTTACTTTTTCTTGATTCTTGCATTCTATTGAATATGGAAATTTTTCTCTAGCAGCTCTGGCCATGATTAAATCTTCACCACCTGCACCCATACTTCTAGATTCAATATCTTCTTCATGAATTTTTAATTCTTCAATTAATACATCACGAAACCATTGTTGTAGTTTTCTACCTTTTGCCTTAGCTGAACTTGTCTTCATTCTTCATAATCCTCAACATCATCTTGATATTCGTCATCAAGTTTTTCACCACAAAAAGGACAATAAACTATTGGATAATGTTCATTGTCCATACTGTGTTGTACTTTACATTCGCCCTCACATGATTCGCAGAATATAATTCTTTTCATTACTGAATCTCACAGTTACCCGCAACACAAGCCAACTCCTGTGAACCCACTGTTTGGTCTGAACTTTCATAGTCTGATAATTTTGACCAATCAACCTCAGCAGGCATTATTTTTTTTAATTCTTCATATTCATCAACATTACAATCTTGATATGGTGCTTGTTTATAAGTATGTTCACTATATGGTAAAAATGAAACACCACTCATTAAATCAAAGTTTTCATATACCCATGAACCAACTTTTAACCACTCTTCTTCTTTAACAGATATAGTAACTGATGGTTTATGTTCACACCAATGTTCTTGATATGTTTTCCATAATTCTAATTGTTGTACAGCATCCATATCTTGTCTAAACACAGCATTTTCATCACACTTAATCGGAAATGAAAATACAGTAGTATCATTAGGTTTCATAACATCATCTTCAGCAGGAAATCCCATATCAATCATCATTTTAGTTAATGGGTCTTTTTTATCACCTCTTACTGTTCTAACATAATAAGGATTATGTCTTGCATGAATACCACTTGCACTATCAACTAATTGTGATACAGTACCAGAGGGTTTCACACAGGTAATAGCAGCAGATTGATTTACACCTAATTTTTCTGCCCATTCTTTATTTGTTGCAACAGCAACATTTTTCATATTATTTAAAAGTGAAGGAAGGAACTTTTCATTCGGAGCCTCACCAAAAACAGGTTTATTTGCTGTCAATTTATTATCCATAATACCAGTTAGTGATACGCCAAGTAATCTTTCTTCAGTACAATTCTTCTGCCATTCTTTAGTTACATATTTAAAATTAACTAAAGTAGATTGAATTGTTCCAAGTATTGTTGCTAACTTAACTTTTTCCATTAAAGTATTTTCATTATCTTCTGGTCTGACAACAACCTCCGAAAGATTACAAAATTCTCTACTACGCAATATTATTTCCGAGCAGGGGTTGGTACCAAAATCATAATCTGCATTTCTTCTACCATTTTTTTCAGCTATTCTTTTTGCAGACTCTCTATTGAAAATACCTCTTTCACCAGATTTACTTTCATAAAGAGATTTCCATTCGTCCATGAATATTCCTATATCGGGTTTTTCTGTATATGCTGCACTATTATTTGCAAGTGCTCTTTGACCATTATCATTCCACCATTGACCACTTTTTGCAATTCTCATTCTATCATCAGATAAATTTGAAAGACTAATTAATGCACTTCTTCTTACGCCACCGACTACAACTATTTCTGCTGTTTTACATACAATGTCATGACACTCTAAAGAACTTAATTTTCTACCAGCAGCACTTGTAAAAATATCTTTTGTAAATTCAAATAATCTTTCTAATGGTTCTGGTCCAGATGCTCTACCACCAAATGTTTTTAATGGTGCACCTGCAGGTCTAACTTTACTTAAATCCCATCTAGGTATTTGTCCATGATATAGCATTGCAACTAATTCTTTAAATGCTTTGGCCCAACCCATTTTACTATCTTGTACCAAAATTGTTGTATCACTCATGTGGAACTCATCAGCAATTGTTGGTAGATGTGAAACAAATTGTCTTTCTACTGAAAACCCTACACCAGTACCATTCATTAAAACATAAAGTATTTCATCAAAGGCTTGTGGTTTATCTACTGCAATATAACTACAATTATAACCTGCAATATTTTCTCTTCTTAGTGCCTCTCCAGCAGTCATTAAACAACGCATTGATGGCATAATCTTTAATTCTAGAACTGCAAGTTCTAATTTATCTCTCATCTCTTGTGGTAAAGTAAATTTACAAGTTTCTTTTAAATGCTCATCAAAAAAATCAAAGTATCTTTCTACTGTTTCTCCCCAAGTTTCTCGTCTTTCTTCTTTTGGTAACCATCTAGAGTATCTAGATAGATGTATAAATTCTTGATATTTCGTGGGTAAATGATTACTTAGCATTTATTCTTCTCCAATTTTTAAATCGCACTTTTGCCTCTAGGCCTCTAAAAGTGTTTTCGTTAATAATTCTTTTAATATTTTTAACACCAGATAAAACCATATCATTAATGTCTTTGTCTATTAAGTTTTCAGGCCATAGACAAACAGAATAATCTTCATTAATGAAGGTTTCAATTCTTTTTACTATTTCTAAATTTCTTGGTTGGTTATCTGGTACTAATACAATATTTTCTTTTCTTTCCTCTATTCTCAAATCTGAATTAGCAGTAGCAATACAGTTATCTATGAATAAACTATCAATCGGGCCTTCAACAACATAAACTGTTTTATTCCAATTAACACTATCTAACCCATAAATCTTTTTACTATCATTTAGACAGATTGTAAAATACTTTGGTTCTTCTTTACCAAAAGCCCTTCCTTGAAATGCATACATCTTTTTTCTTTCATCAAAAAAAGGTATCACCAATCTAGGGTGGTCTTTTGATATTGATGAAAATTTATTTGGTATGATTTCATTAACCCAACTAAAAAACTTTGGTGCAAAATACAACTTATAATGAAAACGACTAGGAATCTTTCTCTTGTCTATTATCTTCTTAGCAGGGTGATAACTTTCAAGTTGTGATATTGTTTTAAGTTTTTTAAGTGAGGAATCTCCTTTATGAAAAACAGGTTTCTTAAAGACAGGAAGTTTGTCTTCGCCTTTTATATATACATTCTTATTTTTGTAGACTTCAAAAGTATATTCATCATATAAATTTTTATCTAATGTTTTCAATAAGTTAGAAAAATCAGTGCTTTTTTCACAGTTGTGACATTTATAAACAAAAAAAGTTTTATTTAAAAGTAAATACCCTCTGGCTTTTGTATGTGAAGTCTTTGAATCACCACAATAGGGGCATCTAAAGTTATATAAATTGTCTGATTTTTTCTTAAATTGATTTAATTTTGACGAAACTAAACCAATATACTTTACATCAATAAAAGTAGTCATAGGCTAAGTATATACCTTATACCTGTATTTGTCAATGGTAATTAAACTGGGAAAGAAATTAATTTGTGTAAAATAAAACCTGCGACAATAGAGCCACCCATAATAATCCAACGCCATTTTTCTAAGATGCCTATCCTGTTTGAAATTTGGTCTTTCAACTCATCAAATCTTTTTTCTTCTTCTTTTTCATGAGTACTAATAATATTTCTTAATTCTTTGTAAGAGTTATTAATCCTAGAATGTAAATCTAGAATTTGTCCTTTTATTTCTTTTTCATTTGCTACTATATCTTCTTCTTGTCTAGTAATTTTTTCTTCATGAACTGCAAGAATACGATTAACACAACTTGATACATCAGTTAGTTTTTCAATAGCTGTATCTAATCTTATGTGAATATTTTTCATATCTTGAACCTCTTTTTTAAGTAATTCAAGTTCCAAGTCTTTTTTCTCTGACATACATCTCTCCCTTTATATTATTTATATAAGGTCAATAATATGACAGACACTATTATTTGACTGTCTAAATTTTGACTACCACTCTGGTTTTACTAAAGTCCAGACACCATATATAATGGCAGCAATTGCAGCCCATTTAACTAAACTACCAAAAAATAATACTAAAAAACCAACAACAATAAGCATGGCACCGTCCCAAGATGTTCTTTCTTCCCATCTGTCAGTAACCCAATCTTTTATTTTATCAAACATTTTAATCTCCTATTTTTGCATTTCTTTTTCTATGACCATTCCATGCAAACCAGCCACCAAGTCTTAATGCCCAATATGCAAGATAGTTTAGAAAATAAAATCCATTTACTTCTATATTAATATCACGAAATATTTTATCTGCTTTCTTTTGGTCTA